GTTAAAAACTTTAATGCTAAAATAAGTAGATTAAGTAAAAAGAATCCTGATATAGCTGTAGCTTTACCTCAAAAGGTTAAAGCAACTGAATTAAAGAATCTAATAACTACTAGACAAGATTTAAAAAGAGAATTAAACGCTTTAAAGCGTTTTTCTAAACGTGGAGCTGAAAAGATTGTTATAGCTGACGGAACAGATGAAGAATTACAAATAACAAAATGGCAACGTACAGAAATGAATAGACGTGTCGGAATTATAAATCGTAAACGTAAAGCTAGATTAGAAGAAATATCAAATATAGAAATGAAATCACGTGGAGAAGCGTTAGGATATACTAGAGGACAATTAGGTATGGGTAAAGCTACAGAAGTATCTTTATCCCCTATGAACGCCTTTACAAGACGTATGAATAGACGTGACCTTAATATGAAGTGGTTATCTATTTTAAGAGAATCACAAAGTACATATTTTACTGAAAAAGATTATAGATTAAGAGATAATTTTATTAAAGCTTTTGAACAGAATTTTAATCCTAATGACATTGAAGATGTTGTAGAACATATTAAAGGTATGGATATAAAAGATTTTTTACAAAAGTTTGAAGAAGAAGGTGGAACTTTAGAATTTGCATATCCACCTAATAGAGAACAATATGAGGGATATTTAAACGCTGTTAAAACAACGTGGTTAAATGCTTAACTGAAAGGTTTTGATATAATGAGTACTTTTGTAGCTGATTTTGAAACTACTACAGACCCTAATAACTGTCACGTATGGGCGTACGCTATATGTGAAGTTGGGAATGATAGTAATGTAATTGTGGGAACTACTATTGATGATTTTATGAAGTGGTGTAGAGAATCAAAAGAGAATCATAAAGTACTCTTTCATAATTTAAAGTTTGACGGACAATTTATTATGAGTTGGTTATTTCATAATGGATTTAAACACACTACAGACCCTTATGAGAAGAATAGCTTAACATTTAATACTTTGATATCAGACCAAGGTTTATATTATCAAATAGAGGTAATATTTTATAGAAAAGGAAAAAATGTAAACAAAGTTACATTTCAAGATTCTTTAAAATTAATACCTTTATCAGTAGACGCTATTGCTAAAAGTTTTAAAATGGAAATAAGTAAATTAGAGATAGATTATGAAGCACATAATAATTTACCTATAGGTTCTCCTTTAAGTCCTGAAGAAGAAGAATATATAAAACATGACGTACAAATAGTAGCTAGGGCTGTAGAGTACTTTTATTCTCAAGGATTAACTAAAATGACTATAGGTAGTTGTGCTTTAGATGAATATAAAAACTTAATACAGAAAAGAAACTTCAAAAGATATTTTCCTAGTCCAAAATATCATGAAGATGTAAAACAATCATACAGAGGAGGATTTACATATTTAAATCCAAAATTTGCTAGTAAAGTCGTGGGTAATGGTATAGTTTTAGATGTAAATAGTTTATATCCTTCCGTCATGTATGATTCTGATTTACCATTTGGTACACCTATATTCTTTGTAGGTGAATATAAAGAAGATTCAATATATCCATTATATACACAGATGATAAGATGTCAATTTGAAATAAAAAAGGGTAAAATACCAACAATTCAAATAAAACATGGCTATGATTTTGTATCTAATGAATATTTAGAATCTTCTAATGGTTTAGAAGTTACACTATGTTTAAATAGTGTAGATTTAAAATTATTTTTTGAACATTATGATGTTTATAATATAGAGTATATATCAGGTTGGAAGTTTAAGTCAACAAAAGGATTATTTACGGATTATATTGATAAATGGAGTAATAATAAAATAAAGGCTAAAGCTGAAGGAAATCATGGTTTATACTTAATTAGTAAATTATTTTTAAATAGTTTATATGGTAAATTTGGTACAGATACAAAAGTAATAAGTAAAATACCATATTTAGGTGAAGATGATGTTATACACTTTAAAAATAGTGATGTTGAATATCGTGACGGTATTTATATTGCTATGGCTAGTTTTATAACTAGTTATGCAAGATTAAAAACAATATCATCAGCTCAAACAATAATGGATAATTATAATAGTGGTAAAAGTAAAATACAGTTTGTATATGCTGATACTGATTCATTACATTGTGTATCAGATGATTTTGAATTACCTACAGGATTAGATATAGACCCTTATAAATTAGGTGCATGGAAATTTGAAAGTAAATTTAATAAGGCTAAATTTTTAAGACAAAAGTGTTACATAGAAAATTCTACTGAAGATATAGAAAATAATAATCCTATTTATGATTTAAAAATAACTGTATCAGGTATGCCTAAAGGTTGTTATCCTTATGTAAATTTTGATAACTTTAAAATTGGAGCTAGTTATCAAGGTAAGAAAGCTCCAAAGATAGTAAAAGGTGGCGTTGTATTAGATGAAATTGACTTTACAATAAAACCTTGATATAATTGATTCATAAGAGATAACTGTCATTTTCATAATTAGGAATATGTTGTGACCAATGGTGAAGAGCTACATAACGTATATTGGGTTGGTTACCTACTAATTAAATGGCTTTTATCTCTTTTATTTTTATAAAAGGTGATATTATGGAAAATGTAATAAATGATTCTATTTATTGGGATTTGAAGCGTACCTTAACACATAATGTTTTAATTAATGTTATTGTAGGAAATCGTGGTGGTGGTAAAACTTTCGGATTTAAAGAATACGCTATAGATAATTTTATTAAAAAAGGTGAACAATTTGGATATATCAGAAGATATAAAGATGATTTAGTTGAACCTATGAAAAGATTTTTTGATGATATTATTTATAAATATCCTGATTATGAATTTAAAACAGATAGCAAATATTTTTATATTAGATTAAAAAGTGATTCTAACGGTAAATGGACAGAAAAAGATATAGCCGGATATGGATTTATTTTATCTACAGCTAATAATAAAAAATCTATATCATATCCTAGAGTTACTAGTTTAGGATTTGATGAATTTTTATTAGATAAAGGTAATCAAAGATATTTACCTAATGAACCTGTAGCACTCTTAAACTTATATGAAACAATAGCTAGACCGGGTACAGACCACCCTAGAGTTGTATTATTCATGTTAGCTAATGCTATAAGTATAACTAATCCATACTTCTTATATTGGGATTTAAAAATGCCTACTAAACAAGATAAGAACGGTAAATGGATATGGAAACACCCTACAAGACCAATATTAGTTGAAGATGTAAAAAATAAAGCTTTTATAGATAAGAAGAAAAATACAGAGTTTGGTAAACTAATTGAAGGTACTAGTTATAGTGAATATTCAATAGAAAATAAATTCTTATTAGATAATGATACTTTTGTAGAAAAGAAATCACCTAATTCTAAATATTATTTTACTTTTATTTATTTAGAACATACTTTAGGTGTATGGGTTGATTTTAATGAGGGTAAAATGTATGTATCAAAATCGATCGACCCTTCATATCCTTTAATTTATTCAATTACAATGAAAGACCATAAACCTAATACTATGTTTTTAAAGAATAAAAATAAATCAGGACACTTTAAAGTATTTATTGAAAATTACCAATTAGGTAATGTAAGATTTGAAAGTATAAATATAAAAAATATATGTTATGAAGTAATAAAAATGAGTATGAATTAAAATGTCAATGTCAAAAATTGACATTTTTTTAATATTATGATATATTATAGTTGAATAATGTTAGATTGAAGGTGATGTTATGGAACAAATAATCAATGTTATTGTACAAAATGGATTAGGTGTTGGTAGTTTTGTAGCTTTGATAGTATTTATTTTTAAATATCAAAATACTACTAATGAAACATTAAATAAAATTAATGATTCACAAATAGCTATGACAACTACTTTAACTGATTTATCTAATAGAGTTACAAACATTGAAACAGAAATTAGAGGGAAGTGACATTATGCAATTATTCGGTATAGACATTTCTAAATGGCAAAGTGGTATTAACCTATCTCAAGCTAAAAATCAAGGTGTAAAATTTGCAATTCTACGTGGTGGTTATACAGGTTCTTCTAATGGAATCACTAAAGCTAAAGACACGTCTTTTGAAACATTCTATAAACAATGTAAATCTTTAAATATTCCTGTTGGTTGTTATTGGTTCTCACGTGCTAACACTTATGAAAAAGGTGTAAATGAAGCTAAATTTATGTATGAAAATTGTTTAAAAAATAAACAATTTGAGTACCCTATTTATATAGACGTTGAAGATAGTATATATCAGAAGAAAAATAAAAAAGGAACTACTGAAGCTATTATTGGATTTTGTGAGTATTTAGAAAATTTAGGATATTATGTTGGTGTTTATGCTAATGTAGATTGGTTTAAAAACTACATAGATACTAATAAATTAAATCCTTATGATAAATGGATAGCTTATTGGAGTACTAAAAGACCAAGTTATCCTGAAGGTGATTTATGGCAATTTGGTGGAGAAACTAACAAAATAAGAAGTAATAAAGTAGCTAATAAAGTATGTGACCAAGATTATAGTTATAAAGATTATCCTAAAATCATTAAAGCTAAAGGATTAAATGGATTTAAAAAACAGACAGCAAATAAAAAATCTATTATTGAATTAGCTAAAGAAGTAATTAATGGTAAATGGAGTAATGGAGCTGAACGTAAAAAACGCTTAACTGAATCAGGATATAACTATAACGAAATACAAAAGAAAGTAAATGAAATTTTACATAAATAGGTGATTTAATTGAGGCGTGGACAGAAATTATTTAATGAAAATGGTGTACAAGTATTATTATTTCCCTTAGATTGTATTTATATTTCACAGGGTGAAAATGGACAGTATTCACACCAAGGAACATTAAATATAGACTTTTTAGGATATGGTAATAACGGAAGAATTTATAATCAGCCTTATTATGCTCCATGTGATATTAAATGTGTATATAAATCTAGTAGCACTTACTATAATATATGGGAAAGTTTAGAACCTGTTTATTGTGCTGACGGTGTTGTTAGAAAAATATGTTTTCAAAATATACATGGTAATTTGTTATTTAATGTTGGAACTATTAAACGTCAAGGTGAACAAATAGGTGTTACAGGTTCTTATGGATATGCTACAGGTGACCATCTACATTTTAATATAGCTAATGGTGAATACGAAGGACAACACAGAGTACCACCGGCAAACGCATGGACGCTTAAAAATTCATTACACATTTATAACACTTGTTTTATAAATAATACTACTATTTATCATAATTTAAGTGGTTATAATTGGGTAGAATATACAGGACAATCACAAACGTGGATAGCTAAAGATAGTTATTTATCACAATCAGAAATGGAGAATAACGCTAATATAGTAATTAATTATTATAGAGGTATAGGACTTAATGATAACACTATAGCAGCAATATTAGGTAATATGCAAGCTGAATCAACTTTATCACCTATTTTAAATGAACGTGGTGGTAGTGGTTACGGTTTAGTACAATGGACACCTAAAAGTGTACTAGAAAATCATTGTAGTACTTTAGGTTTATCACCATATACAAGTGGTGATGTACAACTTGAAGTTATTATAAAAGAAATATTAGGTACACCAAGTAGTGTTCGTGAGTGGTATTCTACACAAGCTTTTGTAGAAAACTATTATAATAGTGGTGCTACTGCTGATATGATAGGAATAACAGGACAAGAATTTTTAGATAATTCTATGAATTGGACGCCTGATAAACTAGCTGTATTATTTATGACTTGTTATGAAAGACCAAGTTATGACCCTAGTGTTAATCATTATAATAAACGTATGGAATACGCTTTAAATTGGCTTGAATATATGGGTGGAGTTATACCACCTACACCAATACCTACAAATAAAAGACATCACTTTAATTTTGTATTATTTAATAAAAGGAGAAAGATAATTTATGGACAAACAAGGATTTTTAGATAAATTGAAAGCTATAGGAACTAGTGAAGATGAAGTAGAAAGAAGAACTATGATATCAGAATTAACAGATGAAGTTACACGTGTATATGATGAAAATAGTACCTTAACTGAAAGTAATAAAAGTTATTTAGAGGATAATGAGAAATTAAGAAGTGCTAATATGCAACTATTCTTACGTGTAGGTGAAAATAAAACACCTGAACAAATAAATGAAGATAAGACAGGTGTAAAAGATGACCCTACACCTGAACCTAGAAAATTTGAAAATCTATTTGATGATAAAGGAGGATTGAAATAATATGAATATAACTGAAATTATGAATACTATTCGTGATAATGCTTCAGATATGTATAGAGAAAGAATACCTGAAGCTACACAAAATAACATAGAAGCTGTACAAGAAGCTATGTGTGACCCTAATAATGCTGTAGTTACAAATGAATTTATGTCTACATTACTTAACATGATTATTAAACAAGTAATTCATGCTAAACTATTCTCTAATCCTTTAAAAATGCTTAAGAAAGGTAAAAAACCTTTAGGAGATACTATTGAAGAAATATATACTAACTTCATTAAAGCTAATGTTTATGAACAAACAGGAGCTAATTTACTTCAAAGAAATTTACCTGACACTAAAACTGTATTCCACAGAATGAACCGTCAAGATAAATATAAAGTTACTGTTAATGCTGAAGAATTATTTAAAGCTTTTGCTAGTTGGGATAAATTACAATCTTATATAGCTTCAATAATTAATACATTATATAATTCTTCTGAACTAGATGAATTTATATTAACTAAACAACTATTCAAACAAGCTTATGATAATAACGCTATTGTAGTTGTTAATGTACCTGACCCTTTAATTGGTGAAAAAGAAGGTAAAGAATTTATTAGAATAGTAAAAACTATATCAGGTGATATGGTATTCCCTAATACTAATAATAACGCTTATTTAACAGCACAAGATAAAGATAATAAACCTATTATTACTTTCTCAAGAAAAGAAGAACAAGTATTAATAATTGATAATCCTACAAATGTTAGTGTAGATATTAATGTTTTAGCTTCAATCTTTAATATGAGCGTAGCTGAATTTAATGATACTAAAAAGATTGTTATTGACGCTTTCCCTGATCCTGATGTTAGAGCTGCTTTAGTTGATGAAGCTTTCTTCCAAATATATGATGATTTATTAATGTTTAAACGCTTTGAAAATCCTGAAGGATTATACGATAATTACTATCTTCATGTATGGCAAACTTTAGCTTATTCACCTTTAGTAAATGCTGTTATATTTAAAGTTGCTTCAGACCAAGATAGTGATAGTAAAGTAGAAGAATTTAATGTAACTTATTCACTAGCTGAAGGTGTAACAAGTTCTAATAAAAGAAAAACTGTAAGTGAAGGTAGTTATTATTCAACTACATTAAAAGGTATTGAAGCTACTGATACTGTAACAATTACAATGGGTAGTACAAATATTACAGATGAAGTTTATGATAGTGAACTACATAAAATAAATATACCTGTTGTAACAGATAATATTACAATTAGTGTAACAAAAGAATAATAGAGTGGTGGAATAATCCACTACTCTATTTTTATATAGAAAGGAAATGATAATATGCTTAAATATCATATAAGACAATTACCTTATTGGGTATTAACTGATTTGCAACCGGCTTTTTATGAAAGTGAATCAGGTACAGTATTACAACAACTATCAAGAATGTATCCTAAAATTCAAGAAATAATAAATAGATATAATGATTTTGTACGTGATGTAAATAGATATATAGAAGAATTTGAAACAGGTATTATTAAAGATTTTGAGTGTTTTAAAAATTGTATTACTAAAACTATGACAGATTATATTGAATCTATTGATATGAAAGTTAACATACAGGATTCAACTATAGCTGAAGCTATAGAAAGACAAGATAAAGCTATTAGTGATAAATTTGATGAACAAGATACAGCTATAGCAAACGCTATTAATTATATGAAAGATAATATAATAGCTACTACTGAAAATATAATAAATCAAGCTATAGCAAGTGGTGATTTAAATATAGGTATAACTTATGAAGAGCCTACAGAATCATTAAATATTATAGTAACAAGGGAGGGTGAATAAAAATGGATTTTACAAGTTTAAACGGATATAATGTAAAAGATAAAACAGCTAGAGAAAATATAGAAGCATTAAAACAATCATATTTAATAGATGAAATCGAATATTTTACTATACCTAATTCAAATAGTAAATCTATAGTACATATAGTACATATACCACATACTGATAATAACGGTAATGAAATAAAATTACAACATGGTTTTGCTAATGATGAAATAGATACAGGTTTAGAAACACCTTCTAATTTTAGTAATAGACATAAAACTACATTAACTATAAATGCTAGTGTATTTGAAACTGAAGGTACACCTGATGTACCTATAAATACAGTAAAAGGATTATATATTCATAATGGTATAGTTTTAAAAGATAATAGACAATATTTACCGGAAGATTTTTTAAAAAATAGATATATTTTAGGTATTACAGAAAGTGGTTTATTAAAATCTTATATAGGCAATACACCTAGTCAAACAATTTTAAATGATGGTGTAATAGAAACAGTACAAGCTTTTATACCTATTTTAGTAAATGGTGAAAATAATAGACAAAATTTAGTTAATGCAGGTACTACATATTGGGGTGAACCAACTTTTATAGAAACAGAAGATGAAGAAGCTGATTATAATAAAATATATTATATTCTTCAAAATGGTGAGTATGTTGGTGTAATGAATATAGAATCTTTTAATAGTGGTGTTACTTATTATGAAGAAGTAACTAATGAGTGGAATAGATATGCTAGGCAGATAATTGCACAAAACTCAGAAACACTAGATTATTATGTTATAACAAGTGAAGGAAAAGGTAAAAGCAGTAATATAGGTTTATCACTTAATGAGTTTTTAACTATTGCTAAACATTATGGTTGTGACTTTGCATTTGTTTTAGATGGTGGAGGTTCTACAGCAACAATATATCAAAATATAATGGTTAATAATACTCTTGATAATACAAATGATTATCACTATAGAACAGACGGTAAAGGATTAACTGAACGTAGTGTACCAGACTTTTTATATTTTGCTCAAGATACGCAAACTGAAATTGATGAAAATATAAATAACATTTTAAATAAAATTAATTTATTAAAAAGAGAAATCAATAATTTAGAGTTAAATTTTGATGAAAAGTTTTTTAATCCTATTAATTTTTACGAAAAAGAACTACAGCAACAAGTATTTAATTTTAAAAGATATAATCCTAATACTAAAAATTTCGAAGATAGTATGAGAATTTATTTCGATAATCAAACTACTTATCCAGGTGGACTTAGTATTGAAGATGTAACAAATGGAATAGAGCATTTATTAAGAATTCATAATAATAAAAATGAAGGTATCTCATTTTTAGATACACAATTAGCTTTATTTCCTGATAAAATACCACAAGTTAATGATTCTACTTTAAATTTAGATAATTTAACACCTACTGCTAGTGCTATGATGTTAAATACTAATTTAAATTTAACTAACCAACCTTTTGATAGAACTACAGAAAGTGTTAATTTATATTGGTTAATTCAATGGGGTGGAGATTATTATAAATTTCAAATAGCTATAGCTGTAAAAGCAGAACCTATAATTAAAGTTAGAACTAAAGTAGATGGTACATGGCATTTATGGAAAACTATAACAATGAGTTATTAGAAAGTGAGTGATAAAATGGAAAAATATAATAAATATCATGAATCTTTAGATATAGATTGTGGTTGTAATGAAACATTACCTAAACCTAAAAAATCAAGTAATTGTTGTGGGGGTATTAATTTACCCTCACATGACAATGAACTAGAAGTATTAGTACGTCAATTATATAAAGAAGTACAAGAGCTTATGAAAACTACTACAGCTAAACTTTTATGTCAAGATAAGAAAATAGCTGAAACTATGGTATATATAAAAAATAACTTATCTAATGCTTTAAGACTACTTTTAAATTCAATGTTAGAATCAGGACAACTTGAAGATTTAATTACAGGTGTTGTTGCTAATAGTATTGAAGTATTACAAAATGATGTTGAAGCTTTACAAATAGATATGAATAATGTAAAAGCACAACAAACAACTAATACAAATGATATACTTAATTTAAAAGGTAACAAACTAGAATTTAAATCTTATTCTGAAGATAATATATTTTCTAAATTCTTAAATGCTGAATTTAGTTGTGAATATGTTAATAATTCAATAGTTTATATAACTAAAATTAAAAATATAGATAAATTAAGTATACTACCTACAAATGGTGTACCAAGTGCTGATGTATATTTAAATAGAACTGATATTATGAATTATGCTAAAAGCCATAATGATTATGATTTATATATTAATGGTGGTATGAGTGGAATTTATATCTTTGACGGTGTAGTAAATCAAACTTCAAGATTAGATTGTCCATACTATTTAGGATTTACTTCTGATAATGAAATGAAATTCTATAATGGTTTAGCTTCAGGATTCTCACTAGATACTTTACTTAATGATAATATTGTAAATTGCTTATCAGGATTCTCACCACTTGTTGTAAATCATGAAGCTTTTGATTTTACTAATATTACTGATTTAGCTAGTACAAGTGAAATAGCACAAAACTTTGCTGATAGCCTACCTGTAAAACATCCACGTCAATTAATAGCACAAGATGATGATAACAACTTCTATATATTCTCTATTATGGGTAGATTTAATAATTCTGAAGGTTTTAATTATTCTGAAATGCAAAACTACTGTTTATCTAAAGGATTAAAAAATGCTTTTAACCTAGACGGTGGTGGTTCTATGCAAACAGTATTTAATAAAAATTATATATTCTATCCTAGTCAAGAGTTAGATACTAATATAGATAGAGTTGTACCTTCAGCTATTGGTTTTAAATTGAAGGGAGTTGAATAGTAATGAACGGATTTATTAAAAAAGGAGATAAAAAAGTTTTTCCTTTTAATTCTACTAAAAATATAGAACATAAAGGAATTAGATTATATGACGCTATAGAGCTTTTAAAGAATAATATTATAAATCTATTTAATATTAATCAAAAAAGTATAATAGGATTAAGATTTGCTGAACATAGACAAGTAACAGCTGATACTTATGAAGATATAGATTATACTACAGAACTTAATAGAAATAATGGTAATGAAGATTTTTATATTAATGCTAATGGTATTTATATCAAAAGTATGTATAAAAAGAATTTAGTTATAAATCTATCTAGTAATGTACGTGCTGATTCAGGACAAAATTCAAATAGATATATGAGAATTGAACTTTGGAGAAATGGAAGTATGATTGAATCAGAATTTACAGCTGTATATCAAAGAGGTAATGATAGAAATAATATATCAATACCTGTATTCTTTAAAGTTACTTATAATGACCTTATCAAAATAAAATCTTATGGTAAAGTAAATGATACATTTTTATTAACTAGAGTTAATATGGAATTAAGTAAAAATGATAATATAAATTATTATATTTAGAGGTGATTTATGAATAATGTTAATATTTCGAAGGTATACCTTTTAGGTGTACCTCTCGAAAATGATTATAAAAATACTTTATACTTTACTAGTGCTTCTGCTCAACAATCATACTTTGCTAGTCAAGTTAAATTTAGTTTTACAGATTTTTCATATCAAAGAAAAGACCATTTTATAAGAGTGCCTAGAGGATATGATGATGTATATAAATGCAATTATGTAATGTACCAGAATACAGCTTATTCTAATAAATGGTTTTATGCTTTCATAACTAAAATAGAATATGTTGATGACGGAAGAACAGATGTATATATTGAAACAGATGTTATACAAACATGGTTATTTGATTATAATGTTAAAGCTTCTTTTGTAGAACGTGAACACGTATCAGATGATACTATAGGACTACACACAGTACCTGAAGGACTAGAAACAGGAGAATATGTTATTAATAATAGAGCTAGAGAAACACAAAATCTTAATTTATGTTGTGTTGTAGGTTCTACAGCTTCACCAGGTGAATTAGCTAATTTATTTGGTGGTAAATATAACGGTATTCCTTCAGGAATAGCATATTATAAATATGGATTAGATGAAATAACAGGAGATTCAGGAACAGTACAATCATTTTTACAAACACTAGAAAGAAACGGAAAAAGTGAGGCTGTATCAGGTATGTTTTTAGCTCCTATTTGGCTAACAGGTAATCAACAATCAGTAATTATACCTAATACTAATAGTGTAGGTGAATTTGAATTTACTTCACCTAAAATGAATAAATTAGATAATTACACACCACGTAATAATAAATTACTATGTTATCCATATTGTTATATGAATTTATCAAATGGACAAGGCAGTAGTGCAATATTACATCAAGAATTATGGAGTGATTTAGATGTATCCGGATATGTTACAACAAAAGTATATGGTTGTTTAGTACCCGGTTGTAGTATAAGAGCAATACCTAAAAATTATAAAGGTATTCAATTACCTTATGATGAAGGTGTTAATTTAGGTAAATTACCTCAATTAAATTGGACTACAGACCAATACACCAATTGGTTAACACAAAATGGTGTTAATATAGCTACTTCACTAACAAGTGGTGTAGTTGCTACAGGTGTAGGAATTGCTACAGGTAACGCTGGTGCTATTGGTACAGGTTTACTTAATATAACTAATAGTTTAGGTGAAGTATATAAACACTCTTTAATACCACCTCAAGCTGAAGGTAATTTAAATAGTGGTGATGTTTCTACAGCTTCAGGATTTAATTGTTTTACTGTTTATAATATGAGTATAAGACGTGAATACGCTCAAATAATTGATAAATACTTTGATATGTTCGGTTATAAAGTAAATTTAGTTAAAGTACCTAATAAGAATCATAGAAGTAATTGGTGGTTTACAAAGTGTATAGATGTTAATATAGACGGTGATATACCTAATAATGATATGCAAAAGATTAAAGATTGCTATAATAAGGGTATTACATTTTGGCGTAGTGCTTCAAATATCCAAAATTATAGCTTAAGTAATGATATAGTTTAGGAAGTGATATTATGGATTATGATTTTAAAAATTTTACAATGAGTTATAAATCTACAGCTAAATTAATTAATGATAGAATCTTAACTGATTATTTTATTAGATTAATGTTAATAGCACGTAGTTTATTTAAATATGAAAATTTACCTAATGGTATGGACGAAAAATGGATTGAACGCTATTTATTTTGTGAAGGAGCTTGTTTATTCTATAAAGACCCAACTTATGGTTACATGGTTGCTAAAATAGGTGAAGCAGGAACATTAAATTATTATGATGAACCTACTTTAGTTAGACCATATGCTACTAACTATATTTATAAGGGTGAACAATTAGTTAATAATGTTAATTGTATTATCATTAGAAATAATGATGAAATGTTACCTACAGCACCTACATTACAAATATATGCTTATGACTTAACTAATATCAAAAGAACACAAGATACTAATATAGTAAATCTTAAAATGCCTACTATTGTTAGATGTTCTGATAAACAAAAGTTATCATTAAAACAAACTATACAACAAAGAAATGATAATGAACCTGTTATATGGGGTGATAAAAATTTAGATTTAAATAACGTTGAAGTACTAGATTTAAAAACTACTATAGTATTTGATAAATTACAGATACAGAAACACGCTATTTGGAATGAGTGTATGACATTTTTAGGTATTAATAACGCTAATATGGATAAAAGAGAACGTTTAGTAGATGATGAAGTACAAGCTAATAACGAACAAGTAAAAGCGTGTGAAGATGTTATGTTAAAAGCACGTGAGGACGCTGTAAAACGTATTAATGAAATGTTTGGACTAAATATATCAGTTAGACGTAGAAACTTGTCTGAAATGCCTTCTATTGAGTTAGAAGATGATATAAATTTAAATAAAACTGAAGAAGGTGATAAATAATGAATATAATACCGGCTAGATATACTGAAGTTTTATATAACTATATGCAAAATGATGAAGCTAAAGCTAAAATAATGGAAGCTATGTCTACTTATCCAATGTATCAAAGAAAATCTACACAAGAGCATATACCTTGTTATATTCCTACTAGAGAAGAATTAAACAATGCTATTTTAAATTACTATATGTATAGAGAAATAGGTTCTGAAACTTTTGGAAGGTTCTTACATGAATTAAAAACTACTATGGAAGAAATAATGCCTTATTATAATCAATTATATTTTAGTACAGACCAAGACTATGATTTACTATATAACGTTGATTATACTAGAGAAATATCAAGAGAACGTAAAGACACTAATAAAGACACTTCAGAAGCTACACAAACTAGTAAAAATGAAACTACAAGTAATACTGAAGGTAGTACTAGTGCTACAGTAAATTCTAATAATAAAAATGTTAATAGTAAAACACCTCAAGGACAATTATCTATAACAGCACAAAATATCGATAATATTTCATATGCTGATAATGTAGGTTGGAATAAAGATATATCTAATGAATCAGGAACTAATGAAAGTGAATCTACTACAAATACTACAGGAAGTACTACAGGTACTAGTGAAACAAATGGTACTAGAAATGAAAATGAATCTACTTTAGAACGTGTTAAAGGTAACTATGGACAAATGAGTTATCAGACACTATTAAAACAATATAGAGAATTAATAACTAATGTAACTCAAATGATTATAAATGATCCTAGAGTAGCTGAATTATTTATGTTAGTTTATTAAAATAAAAAGAGCCTTTATAGGTTCTTTTATTGTTATACATGGAACTATATTTTATCAAATATACCTTGTATCATTGATTTATACATATTAGCTTTAAATTTATTATCTTCATTAACTGATTCTAATTGTTTAATATGCTCTTCTTTTAATAATATTTCTTTATCTTTTGTATTAATAACTTTACTAACTAATGTTAATTGATTTAATAACTCATTTTTAGTATATTCAAACTTTTTATCTAATGTTGATGTTATCATATTTTCTAATACTTGTAATTCCTTCATATTTACCTACTTTCTAAAATTCCTTTACTTAATAATTCATTTAATACTAATTCACATTGTTTTTCTACTTCTATATGATTATAAGGTAAATAAAACATTTCTATACCTATATAACTTAAATCTTCATCATCAAAAGCTAAATATATACCCTTTGATACTGTATATATGTATTCATGATTCATTTTCTTAAATCTGTCTAAATAAGCTTTATTTATTAGAATCATGATTCATAACTCTACTTTCAATATTATTTATTTCATTTATTAAATAATTAGTATCAATACTATCAGATTCTATTAAATTAATAAAAGCTTTAACTTTATAATAAATCATAAAATATTTATAAAGCGTTTTATTTACACTTCTTATATCTTCGTATAATTCTTTATAATCAATTTCATTATTCATCTTTACCACCTACAATTAATATAATCATACTTATAGCACCTAATATAAAACTACCTATTAATCCTAAAATATAAAGTATCATAATTTACCACCTTTCAACGCTATTTCTTTAATCTGATTTACTATATCCTTATTATTCTTCTTAAAATTATATTGTTTTCTTTTAATTCTCTTTAGTTTTTTCATTATTACTCACCTTTGCTTTCTAATATTTCATAACAAATATGTTCGCTTTCTCCATTATTGTAATTAAAATATTCAAAATGTAGTTCTTTTCCTACTATTACAAATTCACTAAAATAATTTTCTTTTAAATTATCTACTATCTTATTTAACAATTCTCTATGGTTCGCTTTCATATTTATTCTCCTTTGCTTTCTAAATCTTTTATTACTTCAATTATTACTGTTTGTTCATTAAAATCTAAATTAGGATATACTATACTTCTTCTATCATCACCAATAATACGTATAGTACAATTAAAATTATGTTCTTTTAAATCATTTAATATTTTACTTTTTCCATGCCTTTTTAAGTCATTATATCCAATTATACAATTACCATATTTTAATAAATTTCTATATACATAACTATCTAACATATTTTATACCTCTTTCTTTTCTTAATACTTTTATATCATGTTCGTAATTTTCTTCATTTAATAATACATTTAAATTGATAGCCAATTCTAATTTATCTATAATATTTATATCTGATTCTATAAGTACTTTTATAATTATTTCTCTAGCTTTTATTAATGATTCTTTATTCATATACTATCACCTGTCGACCTTTCACTATTTCATAATGAGGATATTTACGTTCACCACGTAGTTTTATCACTTGATCAAGCTGTTTATTAGTTAAATAATATTTACCTAACATATAATCATTTATTATCTTTTGTAAATCGTCTTTATGTTCTTTTATTAATTTATTAAATTGTTTAGCTTTCATGTTATAACCTCTTTTCTTCCTAGTAGGTAGTTAAATACCTTATAATTAATAAGAGGAGCTAAACAATAGCTCCTCTGTTATTGTTTATTTAGTTTTAATTAATCTTCCATATAATCAATTCCTAAATTATCAAATATGTAATAATCATCAAACCATAAATAATCATTTACTTCTGTTTCAGTTGCTCCTTCGTAAAATACTTCTTCTAATAAATCCA